CCGGGTCCGTCTCCGAGTAGCTTGTCAAGTAAGGGACGTCGTTTGTGAAGGTTGAAACCGGCAGGTTGTCGACTTGGGTGCTGGTATAATATCCGGGTTTGTCCGAAGTCCAGACCGGGTCCGTCTCCGAGTAGCTTGTCAAGTAAGGGACGTCGTTTGTGAAGGTTGAAACCGGCAGGTTGTCGACTTGGGTGCTGGTATAATATCCGGGTTTGTCCGAAGTCCAGACCGGGTCCGTCTCCGAGTAGCTTGTCAAGTAAGGGACGTCGTTTGTGAAGGTTGAAACCGGCAGGTTGTCGACTTGGGTGCTGGTATAATATCCGGGTTTGTCCGAAGTCCAGACCGGGTCCGTCTCTGTTGTAATAAATGATGGCGCGTTGTATATATAAGACCATTCCATCGCTCCTAAAAATTCAAGCGCCGCAACGTTTCCATTTACATCGAGTTTTTCTGCAGGGTGTTTACCGATTCCGACTCTCATCTGATTTCTGGCTCCAAGGATTAAGCTGTGATCCGGGATGTTTACTCTCATCGGCTCCAAATATGACGATGTTCTATTGTCAAAAGCTCCAATTAATCCGGTGCTGCTGTCTCTGTTGTTGAGTGCGCCGTTGTATAATTGAAAATAAAAAAGGTCATTGTTGTATGCGTTTTTATTTATTAATCCGGCGACGCCTTTGTTGGTTGTCCCATCGGCCGATCCTGTGATATAAATCTGAGCTGATCCACTGTTGTTTTGTGAGTCCTCAATTGTTAACATTTTTTTTATTGTCTCGGTTCCGATCGTGATGGCGTCTTCGACTTTTATATGGTTGTTTACTTTGACCGAGTCAAGTTCTGCGTATTGACCAAAACCAAAAAATGGGGCAAGTGCCAAAATTAATAAAAATAGTTTTTTCATACTTAGTTGTGTTTTATGATTGTCACTGTAACCGTCACGTCCTGCGATGCAATGACCGAGGCTTGATCTGGCTCTTTGTCTTCTTCTGGGTATTCAAACCATATTATTTGATTTGCAATCATTATACTGGAGGGATAAATGCTGTAATTCGTGTCTGGCAAAACATTTGTAAAATTGAAAAATGTTTTTGTTTTTTTTGTGAGTGTTACTGTTATAAATTGGGCCTCATTCAATCCACCGGCCGTGATGGATTTTGTCACTGCGACAGGTGTCCGGGCTCGCGTGACGAGTTCTGCTCTAAGTAATTTTTCCTGCAGGCTCATTCGTCTCAAAACAGCAATCTCTACATTTGAATATCTGAATGGGTCCTCAAGGCTCCGGGTGTATTTCATTACCTGCATTATTCCGTTTAAGCTGAAATCTGAATCTATGACGGTGATTTTGTCTCCGGGTTTGAATGTTATATTATTTTTTTTAAAAAACTGTTCTGAAAACTCGACCGCATATCCCGATGGGTAATAATTGTATTTGGTAATCAGATCCGTTCCTTTTGACTGCAGTTCTGATTCTGCTGATGTAATGTACGACTCCGGCATGTATATATCCACAAAAACGAATTTATCCGAGACCGATGGTTTTACGGTGTCATTTGGCAGCTCATTTCCGCTTTCGTCATATCCTATTGTAATGGTAATCGTTTTGTTTGTATGGTTGTAATTTGCGATTTCAAATGACCGGCCATTTAAGTCTCCTGATGTAAATACAATTTTAGCTGTTTTGCCGGGCACAAGGTGATCGTTTATATTGAAATCAATTGCAGTTGCGGTGAAGGCCTTTTTTGATATTATTGTTGTAACCTCTCCTTTAAATGTCGGCTGGATCTCATCAAAAACTCTGTATTGTTCCCATCCACCAATCTCGTAATATCTTGTGTTGTCTATATATGCGCCATTGTCATGTCTGAGTCTATCATATCCGAGCGGATGTGTTGCGTTTGCTCTATATCCCGGAGGTAAATTATTTTTACTGCCTTCAAAAAATAAGGAAGTTGTCACTTTGTCATTGCTGTCTGGATTCCGTTTTATCGACACTAACCCTCCGTCCGGGCTGACTCTAAATGCATAACCGGTGGCGGCTCCGGCGCTTTCTGTGAGGCTCAAAACTTTTGATGCCATTTTATACTGCAGACCGAATGCCTCGCAGACCATTTGCAGTGCCTTTAATCCTGATATGCCTTCAAACCTTAAATTTTGAGGTTCGGTTGTGTCGACGGATCCTTTTGTAAAATACTCAGGTGTGACTCTTAATGTGTTGTTTACGTTGCCAAGTATGAAATCGACAAAGCCTTCCGCGTCCAGTGTAAGGTCAAAATTGAATTTTCCATCTGTGGTTCTCATGATTGAGCGGTCGAAAAAATGGACGTCGTGATAAAAGGCTAAAAACCAAATAAAATAATTAGGTCCTTTTTTTATACATTCCGGCGTTTTTATTATGTGGTAATTTTCGCCGTTTACGGTCATAAAATCTCCGGGGATCAAATCCCAGTATTCCGTTGACTGGACGGTTGCCGTGATATAATTTGTATTTTGAAAGCTCGCAATTTCGTGTGCGTTGTTCACATTTTCAATGAGCATTTTTGTTGCTCCGCTAAAACTATAAATTTGTATGTCCATTTTAATATTCTTGTTTAGTTGGTGCATTATACAATTTATAATGATTTGCGTTGCCGCTCTCATCAATTAAGCTTTCCGTTGTTGCCAGTATGCTGTTAAATCTCGCGATCTGGTCCGCACTGTTGTAAAGGTGTCGGCCGGATGTGATGTCTTCATTTGCAAAAATTTTGCTCCAAACCCTAAACTCTTTTATTGAAATCTGAGTAAAAACGGACGGGGATTGGAAGACTGGATCTCCGGCCATAAAAAATACGCAGGTTGATTTGTATTCGTTTGTGATTGTAAAGCTCTCAATAAATACGTTATCAACAAATAATGAAGCCGTTTTTGTTGCTGAGTCGTTGTCAAAAACAAAAGTAAGACGGTTGTCTCCGCTCAGGTTGCTGTTATTGTAATTAAAGTCATGGTTGGTCCCGTCGATCCGGATCCCTACTTTGCCGGAGTTGTTTAAATATATTCCGTTGGATCCTGTTTTTTCAAATATCAGGTAATCTCTGGATCCACTGGCTGTATATCCTGAAACCAAAAAATCCAAAGTTTGGGCGTTATCGATGTATGATCCATTCATTTCTCCGTATTGATCGACGCCGTCAAAATTTAATTTAAAGCGCTGGTCACTTCCGTTGTAATGAGGTTCGTATAAGTTCAGGCTGAAATCTATAATAACGGGTGTCTTTTTATATCCGCCGCGCATTTTGAATTTCACAGCACCGCCTTCCGTACATGCTGCGTAAAATGACCGCCGTCCGTTAAACTCAAAACGTCGAAACCCGGGTTTTAAAAGGTCATGTTTGAATTGTCGAAGTTTCAGCATGGCGTCTTCGATCGTATTTGTCGCGATGTAACCTTTAAAAACATGCGATGCTCCGCTTGTTAATTTCTCCGTTCCCGGATATTGTTTACCGGTTCGATAATTTGATTCGTTTACTGGTCCGGGTTTCACTGCTGGAGTGTTATAAATGGCGACGTGCTCTTTGTAGATGGCATAAGTTGCATTGAGCTCTGCCTCATCCATGAAGGATCCACCTTCGATTCCGGTTTGCGGCGTTGCTGGTGATTCGCCATCTTTTAAGCTGTCATCCGGGTTTGGCTCCAAAAGGTCCACCTTCACTTTAAAAACATAAAGTGCGCCGCTCATAAATTTGTTTAATATTCGTATGTCCGCAGGATCCTTAACCATGACCGTGTGCTCCATCTGGTAAGGTGTCTTAAGTACAAAGCTTTTATTTGTATTTATAAAATTGACAAATGCGCTGTAATTATTCATGGCTGCCAGTCTCGTGTTTCCTATAATTACCGCTTCAAACTGGATCGTTCTTTCCTGAAAAAAAATACTACCATCATCCACTCTTATGTTTGCACCGTCAATGTAATAAACCTCATTTCCCGGGATCGCTTTTCTGCTTAAAAAATCAAGGTTCCCGGTGACGGCAGTCGGATAGCATTCCCACTCTGATAAATTCGTCGTATTAAAAAAATATTCTGTTGTCATATCAGTCCGGTATTTGTTCCGTTTTCGTTTGCGTTTGTTGTCATTTGATTATAAATCTGGTCCAGCTTTTCCGCTGATCGATATGTGTTTTTTTCGATTTTTTGCTGGTAACCTAAAATGTCGGACATCGACTCTCGGATCTGGATCGTGGATGCTAATATCCCGTTCATTGTTCCTGCTATTATTGAGGCCGTTTCTTCAGTGATCGATCGTTGAATTTCACCCGTGAGTGTTTCTTCTTGTTCTTCTTGTTCAAATCCCGGAAGGATGGACTGGATTTCATCCCATGCTGCTGCTGCATCGGCAGCGATTTGGTTCCCCAATTCCCGCAGGTCGACTCTTTCTTCGTCTGTGATTATTCCATCGGCCATGGCTTCTGCGAATGCTTCATACCATTCGACCATTTGCTGTTCGATGAAGCTACGTTTAAAAACCTCAACAATTGCGTTGTTCATTGTGTCCTCGAAAAACTCCGCGAAATCCTCGACGGCGACTCGGCCTTCCTGAAACATTCGGAACATTTCATCGCTGAGTTGTGATGCCGTTGTTCCTGTCAGAATTTCTTTAAGTTGGCGTTCGTAATCCTCGGCGCTTTCCGTTGCGTTTTCCCATCCTTCAATGATGGACTCAATTTCCGGAGTGAGACGGCCTTCTTGCTCCAGCATGGAGATTATGCTCTCAATTGTATATCCGTATTTTTCCCACTCTGATTGTGAAACCCCGAGCTCGACTTCAAGCGCCTTTATTAGTGTTTGCCGATATAATTCCGCGGCATCGGCGGCTTGCTCCAGTGCGCCTGTTACGTATATTTTAATACCATTTCCGATGTCCCTCCAGTAACCGGCTAAATTTCGGACGCGCTCGAAGTCAGTTGCACTTTTATTTAGGAGGTCTTCTAAAGTTTCCAGTTGGTCCTGATAAAACCCGACCGTCTGGATCCATTGCTCCAGTGCTCTGGCATCTCTGGCATTTTGTGTTTGTCTTTCTTCACTGATTCTGGTCATCGTTTTCAGGTGCTCCAGTGCGCCTTCGACAACGTCTCCAATGTCGAGACTTATCATCCCGGATGCAAATTTTGCGAGTGCTCCGGCTTCATCGAGGATGTTGTCGACCGCTTCATTTGTTTCTCCGGTAATCTCTTTAAAGGTGTCATTTATTTTATTTGCGATGCCTAAAAATTGACCGCCACTGTATATAAGCGCGACCATTCCTTCCGCATTCAGAGCTTTGAGTCTGCTTTCCCACTTCTCGATTTCTGCTGCTGATAATTTCTCCGTTGCGATCTTGTCTTTTATTAATGCGATTTGCTTTCTGATTTGGGAATAAGTCAATTCATGCACATCGGTCATTAGCTCTTTTTCTTGATCCAGAACGTCGAGGACCTCTGTGGCTCTCCATCGCCAATATGTGATTTGATCTTCAATCGATTTTTTTTCTGCCTGTGTATTTGCTTCGATTCCTTGCTTCTGCAGTGTGTCGATGTGGTTGTTTATTGCGATGATTTTTTCGGATGCCGTTTTTGCTGAAAACTCGATATCTGTCACGTTTAGTTTTTCCGCGACAATTTCCATTTCTATTTTTATAGATTCCTGTTCAATCGCTGTTTTTGCGTTCAGGTATTTATTGCGTAATTTCTCCAGCTTCTTTGTCAGGTCCTCATCATTGACGACTTCTTCTCGGTTGAAATCCACGCCTTCTTTGACTGCTGCATCGATTATTGCCTTTTGTTTTTCGACGTCGCCTTCATATTCTTTTAGCAGGTCTAATAAATATTTTTTATAGTTTCCTGAGTACTGCTTTTGAAGTTTGTATTCTTGATCCAGTTGCTGCTCTGAAAGTGTGGTTTTGTAATTATTATAATTTTCAAATGCTTCTGCATTCTCTTTTAGCTGTTTTTCAAAGGATCCTTTGTCGTTCCCAAAATCGACACCGGATGCCTTTGCTGCATCAATTATTATTTTTTGTTTTTCGATATTGTCTTTGTTCTTTTCCAGTTGGTCCTTAAGGAATTTCTCGTAATCGCCACCATATTCCTGTTGTAACTCGTATTGATCCGCGAGTTGTTCTTTTGTTAGAATACTTTTGTAGTTATTGAAATCTTCAAAGTCTTTCTGTTGCTTTTTCAGTTGCTTTTCAAATTTCTCATTTTCGGCTGCAATTTGTTCATCGGTTTTTTCTCCTTTTTGTTCATCGGTTTTTTCGCCAGTATTTATATTATCAATTTCAGCGTTCCCGGCTTTTAATCCTTCAATGAGACCGTTGTATTCCCTGTTTATATTTTGGATTGTTGACTGCTGCTCTTTGTATAAGTAATTGATTTTTGATTCTGACTTGCTTATCTCTGCGAGTGATATTCCGTATTTTTCGGAAAGTTGAGCTCTTGCTTCGAGGATCTCACGTCCAATTTCGGCATTTCGCGCATAACCCTCATCAGTTGAAAGGTCCAGCGTTTCTGATTCCGATCTTAATTGTCTGACTTTTGTTGCGTAATCATTAAGCGCTGCTGTTCCGAGTGATATTTCTATTTCTGAAGCTCCGGTTCTTTTTAATTTTTTCTCAAAATCTTTGACGGCATCTTTGTATTCTTTGACAAAATATTCCGTCGCTTCTTGTATGTCCTGAGCTCTAAATTGTTCAATCGCTTTTTCGCTCATCGCTGCACTTACATTTTTGTAAGCTTGCTCTATCTCATCAAGTGATGATTTTTCGTTTAGCAGGTTTGGCAGATAGTCCTTGTACTTTTCATTTATGGTTTCGATTGCCTTCCGGCGCTCCTCTGATCCTTCGGCTGATTTTTTTAGCGTGTCAAACAATCCATCAAGCTCGATTGATTGTGTCGTCATCGTCTGGTTTAACTCGCTCATGTCGGTCGTCAGTGCTTTGACCTCTTCTCGGTGATTCTTCACCGCTTTTACAATTGCGATTGTTGCTGCTGTGATTGCTGCTGCTGCTATAACGTAAGGATTGCTTAATAATGCTTTGTTTAATTTTAGGAATCCTTTTTGTAGCGCCTCGAGGGATATCAAATAATCCAGCGTGCTCATTTTTGCCAGCTTCACTCCGACTGTATAAGCTCCTAATATTGGTACAACGATTTTCAGTGTGTCCGCGAATGTCTGAAGTGCTCCGCTCTCGAAAGCCTCGTTTATAAAAACAGTAATGTCGGTTCCCATTTTATTGAAAAGGTCCCCGAGCGGCTTTGTCGCTTTTTTTAAATTTTCGCCAAGGATCAAGCTTTGATTTTCGCTTGTGACGACTGCTTTATTAAATGCCGCCTCAACCGATCCGGCACTTAATGCCATTGCTTTCAAATCCTCGGATGCCTCGCTGGCTTTTTCTCCGCTCAATGCCAAGATTCCATTCACTCCTTCTATTCGACCGGCGGCCTTTTTTAGTTTATTAAAGTCGCCATCCATGGAGTCTGAAAACTCGGTGATTGCTTCCTGAAGCGTTCGTGTTTCAAAAACGCCAGAACCCATGTTATCAATAAGCGCGATGATCGCCGACCTGATCTGAGTCATTGCGACGGTTGTCGGGACCCCTTGCTTTGTAAGTGATGCTGTGGCTCCTGCTATTTCTTCAAACGAAATGCCAGCGGAGGCTGCCAATGGAGCGACTACTGATATCGATTGAGCAAACTCTCCGAATGTCGTTTTACCTTTTTTTACTGTTGTAAGGAATACATCGGTTACTTGCTCCGCGTCATCTGCTGTTTTCCCCCATGCATTTAGTACGGTTGTAACTCCATCGACGGCCTGTGTTACATCGACAAACCCGGCGGTTGATGCTATGGCGGAGGCCTCGAGTACTTTGAACGCGTCGGCCTCATCGTAACCGGCGGAGACAACATCGTACATCGCGGATGAAAGGCTTAACTGCTGTTGTGCTGTGTCCGTTGCCATTTTCGCGATGCGTTCGTATGTGGCATCCATGTTATCGGTGACATACGATGATAAAGTTGCGACCTCGGTCAGACTTGTTTCCATCTGAGTTGAAAATTCGACCGCTTGATCCGTTACCTTTTTAAAAGCAAAACCGAGCGCGAGGACAGCTCCGGCTCCAAGGTCTTGTTTTGTGATCGAGCTTGTTAAATTTCCAATTATTCCTTTGGCTTTTTTTGCATCTGCCTGAAGGCCACCGATGTCTAATCCTGTTTTCCAGTACAGTCCGCCGTTTCGAGTATTTACTGCCATTTTATATAAATTTTATGTCAGGTATTTTTTTTAGATCTTCCATTGAGAGTTCGTGTCTTTCTTCCGGCTCTGGTTTGTTTTTTTCGTTCGCCTCGTCTCTGTCATTAATTATTTGCGTTTTTGCGTTGATCATCATTTGTAGGTTTTGAAATGAAATTTTGTTCATTGTATAATCAAACGTAAATCCAAACAGATCCGCGGCGATGACCGCAATTTGCCAAGGATCGATGCTTTCTATTTTGTTTCTTTTTCGCGTGTTGTTTTTGCGATGGCTATTATCTCCGACGCTTTGATCAGGCTCGACGCGTTCAGCGTAACGATAGAAGTCGCGAAATTTGAAACCCCCATATTGCTCACCGTGAGCTGTACGATTTTGTTGAGGTCAATTATTGTCAATCTACGCATTAACCCTCTGCCTTTTTTGCGGTTTTTTCTGCCAAAAAATAAAACGGACAGGTAATCTGCAAACAGGGCCTCATTATTTGTGACTATTTTTGCGACCTCATCCGGTGCGTTGGAGTCGTTGTCCTTGACTTCAAACTTCACCAGAATTTCGGCATATTCGTAACAGGATCGCAAAGTTGGCGGTTTTATCAGGTATATTTTATCACCTAATATACGGCCCAAAATTTTTATTTTTCTTGGAACGCTGACTTCGATCGCGTCTTCTTTTAATGCCTTTATGATTTTATTTTCTATCATAAAAAAAAGGTAAAAAGCCCCATGTGGATGGGGCTTTGGTTTTACAAAAAATGTTAAGCGGTTAAATCCTTGATTAAGAGCGGAGACTGGATCACTCCAGCAGCTGTGTAAGGAGTCAGGACGTTTCCTGTTACCACAAGGCCGCGCGCGTCGTCTTTGGTAAGGGCTCCATCAATTGCTCCCATTATTTGCGCCAGAGGGACTTGTATTTCCTGAGCGACTCCGTTTTCATTTTGTCCGGTAATTTTCACGCTCTGTTTGATTACCGATGAAGCGGTGGGAAAACTCAAGGTTTTTGTGGGTGAGTCATACGTTCCGCCTAAGAATTTATTCCAGTCGGCAAGTTCGACGCCTACAAGTTCAAGCTTAAAGCTCATCAGTCTGGCTCCCGGAATCACTAACCACGCGCCTTCTGATTCTTCTGTCTCGATGTTTGTTTGCTCCGGTGTCGGAATTGTCAGGGTCATCGTTCCCTTGCGGATCCCGTTAAATTGAGTAAGGGATGTTCCCATCACCCCATCTCCGGGAGTTCCCATTTCAAACTTTGTTACTTTAGTTAGTATCATTTTTGATCCTCCTATGTTTTATAAATTTTTAATCTGAAATTATAAATTATATATCCGGTTTTGTCCTGATCACCTGCGATTAGTGTGTCCCATAAAATTTCGTATGAGGTCACGCCGTCTCCGGTGTCATTAAAAACGGGATCTATTATTTGTTTTATTGGTCCTAATTTACTGGACGGTGTTTTGGCTCCAGACAAAAGTTTCAGGTGTACATTTACATTTACATGCCAATTATCCACCACCTGTCCTCTGTTGGTCCCGAGGCTGTTTACTATTGTAAAAACTTCAGGATCTTCATCAGTCAGCTCTCGGTTGTATTTGTCAATTTCTCCGAGCAGTCCTTCGGTGTCGGCGGCAGTCAGTTTTTTATAAACGTCTGTAACCGCGTCATCGATTCCGTATGTATGAAAGTCTGTCATTCGTTCAGTAATTTGTTTAGGTCTTGCAGCACCTCTTTTGCTTCTGGGATGCTGTTGCTGATTACGTCGTAACCTCTGGCTTCGACTGCAGCCGCGTAATCTTTCCCGGCTACAATTACAAGCTTGACGCCATCCTGCTCTGCGAGTTCCTGAAATAAAACCATCGCGTCCTCTGCTCCTTCTCCGGTTCCGGCCGTTTTTTCAAATGCAACCTCTCCTTCGATTAAGACCTGATAACCAATGCTGGCTTCAAGTTGTCCGGTGATTGTTTTAAATGTGTGATCCCGTTTTGCGTTTGTAACTATTTTATCACCAATATATGAAAGTGCGATCACTGTCTTCTGCTGCTGGTCCATGACGAAGTCGTCAATGTCCCGGAGCACCTCATCCATGCTGAATGCCTGTGATATCTTTAAGCCTGACATATTATCTCGGTGTTTAGTTGATTTTCTGGCGTCTTAATAATTATGCTGTGAGTTTTATCGTTTATTTTAATCGAGCTGATCTCTGAAATGTCAATACCTTTTTTTAAAAAAATCCTGAATGCCGGAACCAGAGAAATGGTCCCGTCGCTGTTTTTTACGGATGTCGTTTTTGACTGGACGTCGGCTTCGACTTCCGTTTCTGTTTTCACCTCGACCGGATTTCCGTCTGGGTCCTTTGTCGTTGTGACTTTTATCAGCTTTATTATATGAGGATATCTTTTCATTTTATATTTCCATTAAGTCGATCTCTGATCCGCCGTCAATGGGCAGCGTGACTCCTACTGATGCAGCCAGAGTTCTTGCTGTTTTAATCCATTGTGCGCGTGTCGATGCGTCGATTTTTTCCGATGTGCTTCCTTGACTGAAGCTGGAGTCGTTGGCTTTGTCGTAATATGCAAACGCGGAGGCCAGTGTGTTCTGGTCCCCGTCGTTTGCTGCTAACCCTCTGTTCTCCAACATCAAAATTGCGTAATTTTCATCACAGCTGTTGATTGTCCTGTACGCTTCGAGGTTCGTCATGGCTCCTGTTTTTTTAAGACTCGATTGTGTCAGTTTTCAAAATTGCCATCATTTCCATATTGGAGAAGGCAGGGAATGCCAGAAGTTTACCTTCTGTGATTTCTTCTCCATCCTTACTGTATTTTGAAACCAGAACGTTCTTTGCTTTCGCGTAAGTTTTATTGCTCTGTGGTTTCACTTCTTCAGTGTCCCAAGTGTGGAATAGGTGACCGAGATTTTCGCTGTTCATAAACGTGACGCGGTTGTCCGCAAAAGGTTCAATCATAGAAATGTCTCCGGCTCTCGTCTGGACGTTGATCTGGACGTCGATCAGCTCGATCGGCGGATAGTTTATTGTTTTAAAATATCCATTTACCATGTCCAGAGTAATTATCTGGCTGGCGAATTCGACCGTATTACCACCGAGCGCGGTGCGAATGATCGGAGCTACTTTTTGGAATTTCTCACTGGCGATCATATCATCAAACGTCTTCTGAGTCATTTTGATGTAGTTGTATTTCACGCCTTTGGATTTTCCGTAATCAATTACGCGCTTGATGTCCTTTAATGGATCGTGATCTGTTCCGCCATCGGTCCAGTCGGAGGTGACTCCTTTTGTCTCGATTCCGAGTTCGAATTCAAATTGTGTTCCGCCGGGATTGCTTGTGCTATCCCATTTGATTTTGCCTGTGGACATTGCTTCAAGGACGATCATGTCGAGTCGCTTGTGTGGGGCCATTATGGCGGCGGATGTGTCGTCATAAAGTAGCTGTACAAGCATTTGCATCTGGTCAACGTTTGGACTCGGATTTCTTACGAGCTGCAGGTATGTTCTGAGATCGTTTGGATCCATTACGTATTTTTCACCGATCGCCGGGATCGATCCTGAAATCTGGCCGATTGGCTTTCTCACTCTGGATGGAGTTGGCGAGTTCGGGTCAATTACGGTTGCCGCAGTCGTTGTCCGGTTTTCTGCCAAAAATGAGCGCCACGTCAGCTCGTTTGTAAATTTCAATTTAAAAAATCGATTCCAGACAGGATCTTCCTGTCTCATGGCTGTGTTATCAACAAAGACCTGCCATGTCTCCGCTGTACCGATTAAATCTATTAATGTAGGTTCCATTTTTATTTTCTCCTTATGTGTTTATATTAGAAAATTGTTTTTTTGCTGCTGCTGATTTTACTCAAAAGTAAACCATTTTGAGAGCGCGTCCTTTATCGTGTCGTTTATGGGATAAGGCAGCGATTCAGTAATTACTTCATGCGCTGTTGCCACGACCGTGATTGATGGAGTTCCCTCGAGTTTTTTTGAAACCCAGACGATTCCCTTTGGCGTTGGGTATGGCGGAACCGGTGCAACAGGTGATCCGTTTTTGAACGTATCAGTTGCAGTTGTGATTGTGCCGCCTGTGATATCGGTCCAGTTGGTTCCGACCACACTTGCATCTGTAAAATCGACGCCTTCAAGCGTCACCTCACCGAGGGCTCTAAGTGCCCATTCAATATTTGCTGTAGTGTTCTTTTCTGCTGATGTTTTTGCGAGTCTGATATACAAGATGCCACTTGCAAATAGCACCTGTAAGGCGTCCGTTCCGTTTTGGCTTAATATTACGGAACGACCGTTTAACCCATTTGCGGAGATTGCGAGCGATTTTGTTGCTGCCTCGACTACTGTTGCGAGGGCCGGCACTTGCGCGCGATATTTGTAAGTCTCAGCTGAATAATAAATTTGTCCGGATATTTGTTTGTACAGGGCCCCGTCGATCGTGATTGTATCGTAATCCGTGCCGTATGAAATCGCGGTGATTTTTTTTGAAATATACCCGTCTGAGATATAATCGTTGACTTTAAACTCGCTGCCTTTGTAAATGTTAAAGGTTGTGCCTTCCCCACTGTGAAATTTTGCGGTTTTCACCGGACTGGCTGTTCTCGAGTTGCCGGATGTGTCAATACCGACGATTGTACCTTTTTTGATGTACGTTGATTCCGCTCCAAACTTGGACGCGTCGACAGAAAAACCGCTATTAAATAAAACGATTCCATCCTTGTCGTATTCATTGCCAAATATCACCTTTTTTACGGGATCGGCGTCTGTTTTTGTTATTTGCATTTTTTGTCCTCCAAAAAATTAGTTAATAAATTATTTGTCTGTTTTGATGGGCACTTCTTTATTAAATGCCTCACTGATTGATTTTGTTGTTTGTTTGACGTCTTTTGGTGTCCTTGGATTCCTTCCGGGGATCGTTGGATCTTCACTGTCAATAATTGCATTTTCTCCGACTGTCTCAATCACTGTTTTTACTTTTTCAGTGATGGTGTCATCGGTGTCCGTGTCTGAAATTACGACGAGTTTTAACAGGTCCGGCTTCATTTTTTTTGCAGTCGCGATCGCCTCAAGTCTTTTTTTGTTTTGCTCAATTTTCGCCTCTCGTGTTTGCGTGTTAATGTGGCCTGTTATTGTTTGCAGTTTTTCGTCCTGCTGCTTTTGGTATTCCTTAAACCATGCAGGGACGTCATTGGGATTTTCGTTGTTTTGTTGTTTTTCCTTTTCGCGACGGGTTTCGTCATGTTTTTTAATTCCTTCCGTCACTCGCTTGTCGGCATGCTGGTTTGCTAATACCTTTAATGAATCGTCGGCGAGCAGCTCATCTACTGTTGCCGGCTTTTTTATTAATCCCTTTACTGCGTTTTTCAGATCTCCCTCGCTGTTGATTTTGGTCAAATCGATAAAGTCTGCCAGTCCAGATGGTAACCCCATTTGTTGTAATTGTTGTAAAAGTTGTTCTCTGTCCATGTTTTCTTGTTGTTTTATGTAAATAAAAAAAGCCCCAGCTTGATTGGCTCTCACTGGGGCTCTAAAAGTTCACGATGAAATACTCGTACAAATATATAATTTTTTTTTCTTATTTGTCAAGGACAAAAAAACCTTGCTCTGTTGATTCGTTGTATTACTTTTAATTAAGCAGTTGAATCGCTAACGGTGTGGAATAAACCATTAAAACGGTTTTATCCACGGGCGTTGTGCGCAAGCTATGAGCCATTGTTCAGCCATTGCCCTCGCTATACCTTCAAACGTCTTACTACTTTCTTTTGCGTTTTTTGCTATTCCTCTACTATAACTTTGTCCTCGTTTCTTTCCTCCTGTATTTGAAGGTAAATAAGGCTTATAGTTTTCTACTACATTAGTCGGCTTTAATAGTGGTAAATTTTTAAGCCACAGCAGGGTTTTCTTGCTGTATTCATGTCCGTACTCGTATGGCTGCACGGCTTGGCTATGTTTTGGTAATCCAACTACTTTTAAAGGTACAGGGTTTTCAACTGCAATGTATTTAATTGGTGCGTTTAGTAGTTTTAAAAACATATCTTTCGCCTCCATTGCCTTTTTAAACCTCACTGCATCTAAATTCCGTGCTGTTGGGTACATCCATCTTGCACCTGCTTTACTCATATAAGTACAGGGTGGGTGTGCAATCATCATATTATATTTACCACTATAAGACTCCTTAACTGCATCGCCTTGTATATGCCATTCAGGGTGTCCGCCACTTGGTTCTTGTAAATCACAACTATAAGCCTCTATTCCCAACGCACGAAATGCTTTGCAAACTGTCTGCGATTCTTCACAGGCTACTAAAACTTTGAAACCGCCAGCTGCTAACATAGTATATATGTCAGTTGTGGTTTGTGCTGTATTTGAAGTTTCTATCATTTTATTAAGTTTTGTTTAAATTGATACATTCGTGCTTTTAATCGCAACCGAACATATATACTCGAACGTTAGCGGTAATGCTAATCACTTCTTTTACTGTGGTCTCCGCATTTACCGTATTCTATCTTCCTTTGTTGGCTTCCGTGGCTATCTGGCTCTGTTTGGCAGGGGTAGTGTCTGCAATCATCACAATCATACTTAGGTAAAGCACTACCGCTAACATCAGGTATAGTAAGTAATTTTACTATCCTTTTCTCCAACCAATTAGTATATGTTATTATCGAATCACTCAGGTAATCTACCTTTAATCCAGTTTCTTTTTCGTATTCAGCCCTTAGCCGAAATATATCTTCATTTGTTATCATATTATTTTGTATTTCAAATCCGTAAAATTACATTGTCATACCTGTAGCCGTTATGCGAAAGACTAAAGCTGATCGTCATGTGCGTTTGCTAAATTTCGGAGTTCTTCTGCTTTTTGACAAAAATCAATTTCTGCCCATGCCATTGAATAACCTTGTTGTTCACGTTGCATGTTTTCTGCTTTCATGCCTTCAATTTCTGCCTGCACAGCGAGTACAAGGGCTAATCTTTTTATTGTGTAATCGTTCATAATTTTGATGTTTTTTTATGGCAAGATTTGTCTGAAGTGATCGTTTACTTCTTGGACCGTAAAGCTCGGCATGCGGTCGTTTTCGTGAAATGAAAAATATTGGTTTTTCGTCATGATAATGTGGTCCATTAATTTTGCTCCGGCGACCTGAAGTAAAAAAGAAAGGGCCCCAGTCAGATTGGTGTCGTCATTGCTTGGCTCCAAATTCCCGGATGGGTGATTGTGTGCTATGATGGCCCCGCTTGCCATGGTGTCTGATATGTATTTCAGGACGACTCGCTGGTCCACAATTGTCTTCGTGACTCCGCCAACAGATAAAGTCTTAATTCCGAGGACCTCCCTCGAGTTGTTTAGCAAAATTATTTTGAATTTCTCGATTGCCTCTATTTCGGTCCAGTTACGTTTTAAAATTTCGACCGCGTTGTCGGCTGAATTTATCCTCTCGGCCGGGCTCGGTGCATTTTCATTTACTATGCAGGTGAGCTCAAAACTTTTATAATACATCCTCTTTTATTGTTACGTTAAACGGCGCAGTCAAAATTTGATTTTCCTGTGTTTTTACATCGTAAAATGTCGCGGATTTATTTGTTGTTTCAATTATGGGATATTTTTCCCCAAATTTAAACCCGTTTATATTTATAATTTGTTTCCGGTTCTTTTTGACAAACCGGCGAAGCTCTTTTTTCGTTTTTATTATTCTGATCATGGTGTTTGTTTTTGTGCTCCGGGTTCCTGCTGAAACCCGGAGCTGGTTCTTTATTGGATTTCGATTCTGTCATTATTAATATTAATTGGCTTGATCCGGTTTGGTATCGATATATAAATAAATCCAAGGTCTGAAATAATCAGGTGGATCTTTGAGGCTCCAGTTGCGACTCGGCGTCCTGCGATTCTGTTTAATTGTTCTTTTGTGATTTCGCTGTGGTAAAACCAGAGACCGTTTGGATTTTGGCTGGTCTGAAGTTTGAGTGTGATATCGATAGAATGATCGATTCTGATTGTCACTTTGGCTGGATGTTTGACCCTCATTCGATCCATCACCGCTTTTCTTACATTGTGCGGTGTTCCTGCCTCGAATTGGTTTCCTTTTTTAAGATCTGTTATTGCTTTCATCTTTGCTGTTTTTTTATGGTTTATGAATGCCCCGGGAGCGTCCCGGGGCTGGTTTGTTTACAAATCGGACATCTCTTTTAATTTTTCGTCCATTTTCCTTTTTAGAATTTCCGTGATTTCTCGCGAAAGTTCCGGCATCGATGCCAGATCGATTTCGCTGTTAACATTTGTCCCTGCTTTTGTTTCGCAGTCGAGTGTAATTGTCGGCGCAATCAATGCTTTATTATTTACCCTCTCCATCTGGTAGATAAATTTGTCGATTTGCTCGATCTGCTCATTTACAATCGTTGCCTTGATAAATGTTTCTTTTTTCATACTGTTTTTTTTTATGGTTTATATTTTGCCCCGGGATTGTCCCGGGGCTGGTTTTTTTAATATGCTCTGACCTCGTCGCCGTTATCGAGCAGTAATATATTGCCTTTTATTGCCACAATTGTGGCTGTTCTCCTGATATATCCTTTGTTAAATCTCAATGCTTCAAGGTATGTTACCATTTGACCTCTTTTGTATTCTGTCGCGTTGTTTTTGGTTTTTGCTGTCATGTCGTTTTTTTTAGGGTTGTTCTTTGTTTCTTTACTGATGTAAAGGTAACACATAATGTTATACGAAGCAAGCGTTTTTTGAAAAAAGTTGCAAAAAATGTTATTTTTTTTAAAAAAAAGGCCGGGGCACCACACCCGGCCTACAAACCAAAAATATACAGCATGACCCTGAACCGGGCCGTCTTTCTGAATCGCTAAGATAGCGTTTTTTTCTTTATGGTGTATTGTTTAACCAATCGTATAATTTTTTAAAGTTGCTGCTGTTGATATCGTCTTCAATATCAAAAGTTTGCAGCTCATATAAATCGCCGCACTCCGGGCATCTCATTATTGTGTTTTGCCATTGCTTCTGGCTGATTCGGTCGTCTGAATCCAGTGTTATATCCTCTTTACATCTCGGGCATGTTATTGTTACCGGCTCCGGATCGTTTTTATGATCGTAATAAGGACTCATTGGATTGGTTGTATTTATTTGTTCCATTTTTACCTCCTTTGATTTTGTTGGCCCCGGGTTGTTCCCGGGGCAGTGTTATTATTCAAACCGGACTAAAAGGATCCGTTCACTAATTATTTCGCCTTTGTGGAGTTGTTTTACCCACATGTGATGGCCTCCAAATCCAAACATGAAATGCAAAATATAAGCGGACCTCATTTTATCTTTGAGATCGGTTTCGCTGTGGCTGGTTGCGATGATGTGTTTTATGCGGTCCAGCTCGTTGCTGTAAAGGTGAAGAAGTGTATTATCAAATCCGGCCTTTGTGATATCGTTTTCTTTTATATATTTCATTGTCTCTGTTTTTTATGGTTTGTAATGGCCCCGGGTTGGTCCCGGGGCAGGTTGTTTTAATATACAAGGATTGTATCGCCATTGTCAAGGAGAAGGACCCGGCCTTTTATTGCCACAATTGTTGCTGTTACTGTCTCGGTTCCTTTAAACATGATTTCTTTTTGGTAAGTTACCTTTTGGCCTCTTTTGTAATTTGTTGTGTTTTTCATGGTGCTGTTTTTTTATGTTATCTCTTTGTTTCTTTACTGATGTAAAGGTAACACATTATGTTATACGACGCAAGCGTTTTATGAAAAAAGTTGCAAAAAATGTTATTTTTTTTAAAAAAAAAGGCCGGGTGATGAAACCCGGACCTCTCAATTATGGCTAAAACGTAACCGGCCGTTAATCGGGCCGACTTTCTTTGTGGTTGTTTTTTATGTTTGTTTGATATCCACAGCGAGGACATCGGATCCTGATGTAGTAATCACCGCTCGCCTTAAACAAAAGCTTGTTACATTTTGGGCAGCGCTCATCTGTCTGGCTTTGCTCCGGGACCTGTTTTTTTCTGCGGCCTCGAGTCTTTGGTTTTGCTTTTGCTCCGGTTTCCGATTTCGTTGCTTTGTGGGTTCCTTCATCGGGTTTTTTCATAAATATATTCTTTTTTTTGGTTTTTAAGCGGTTTGTTGTGCTTAAGTGCGTTTGTGAGCACCTGTATCGGGATTTTATCAAAAGCGGCACACGAGCTCCCAGAGGTCCTGTGTCGGCATGAATTGCATTGACTTGTGATATAACCCTCGCCTGTTGGATCCTTCATTTTAAATTATTTTTGCTGTGATAAAGGTAACGTTTTTTTTATTTATTGTCCTTTGCTCAATTTTTACGATCTCAAAGACCGTATTTCTTGCGCTTATTATCTCATTTTTTCCGGTGATGTCCTTTATTGCGACGCCGGTAAAATTCTCGATCTCAAAAACGACGGATCCGTTGTTTGTAAATCGGCCAATGGTCCCGGCGTTATTTCCTGCAAACATAAAACCCGGATCGACCATAAGGTCCCCTTTTTTACTTCCTGAAATTATCGACTGAAAATTCGGCCCCGGGTTTTGGACCGCGTGATAAGCTTTCCCGTTATATTTTGGCGCTTGTGCGATTATGTCATCCAGCTCCGCAATCTGTGGCATTATGCTTTCGCTTTTACCTGCGTATTTTTTCAGTCCTCGGGCATATCCGTTTACAATCGTATATTGTCCCGAGCTGAAACCCTGCAGTGTCTTCTGTTGTGATTTGTTGAGCGCTTTTTTTGCGCGTGATGCAGCGCTGTTGTAATTGCCTGTTGTTGTCACTCTGGATCCCGGAGCTTTTTGTCTGGCTGTGTTTGCGATGGATTTCCTTACATTCCCGGACTGAGTGAAGTTGTTTGTGGCCCAGTCCATTTTCTTGTACTTTTTAAAATTCTTTTTTACGTATTTTGAGGCGTTCGCAGGGATCCTTGTGGTGTAATCATTTACGCTGATTTTCCCGTCGCTAAGGTATGATTTCATTTTGTCCTCTGGCAGCATGTCTGAAACGGTCCGGCATAAACAGTGCGGATGCCAGCCTAAAAAAACAAAAGTTTTAGGGTACACGCCGACCATTTCGTCACAAATGTCATATATTGGATGGCTGCCTGAAAGCTCGATTTTTATTCCTGTGACAAATGGTTGCGCGTTTCGTCTCAGGTAATCCTGATAATGGTAAGCTCGATTCATTTCGGTCCGGGTGATCCTCTCGAGGTTTTTTTGTATGCTCTTATAAACTCCGCGTCCTTTGTTGGGAAATTTAACCTGTCTCCAGTAATTTGCCTTTTCGTTTACTGTGAATACTTCCGCCGGGTTTGCATGCAGTTTCTTCATTTCTCGCGCTATGCTTGCGGCTGATTTGCCTTCATATATTCCGGCGCGGACATATGTTTCGACGATGCTCTGGTTTAATTGTACGTATTCCAAAACGCGCGGGCTTATTTCGCTGATTCGACTTGCGTATGCTCCAAATGCAAAGACCGCTTTTTCGCTGTACTTTTTCGCTGTTGCTGCATCGATTCCTGATCCCTTAAAATAGTTGGCGAGGACCTCAGCTCCTTTTTGGTCATTTAAAAAACTGGCCATCCCGGCTCCGTTCATGGTATCTTGGATCACCTGTGATGCCAGTTTGTTGTATTCCTTTTGAATTTGTTTTTTTAGTCCTGAGTTCTGGCTCCAAAAAACAGACCGGTTCGACGCACTCCGGGTGCGGATCTTTGTGCTGTTAATGTGTCGGCTGACTCGTCTGTTGAGGTCTGCCAATCTTTCGTTTAAAAGTTGCGACATAACCCTCATCTCGGATTCTAAAATACGCGCATATTTTTCATCAATTCGCATACATTCTGACTTTGCTGATTTTTCTTCGGTCCGCGATCAATCGCGAGGCCTCTTTATTATATATAAATGAATGCCATTTCCCGTTCATTAAAAGTTCGATTTCACTCCCGTCGGGGCTCACTCCGATTGCATCGATGCCTGTTATATTGTAAAACTCAGCGGTCCAGATTTCTTTTTCTGGCTCCACAATGTTCAGCGACTGCATTTCTTCTGGTACATCCCGGAATGCGTAATATTTTAGTCTGTAAGGCTTCAATCGTTTTCTTTCTTTTTGAATAATTTGGTGGCGCTCTGAAAGTTCAAACCGAGGTGTCCGTTCTCGGCCGCCTTATGATATCCGCTTTCTGAAACGCAGCGAACGATCCCGGCGCTTGTTTTCACGTCCACAATCACGTTGTTAATTTGTGCTGCTGATATAATCTCGATTTGATCCTGCAGCTTGGCGTCCTTTACTCTTTCCCTGAATGCGCCGAGGGTCATTTGTTTTTGGTTTGTAATAGTGATCTGCTTTCTGGCTTTCTTGTAATTTTTATTGTTTAATGCCTTGATGAATCTTTCGACTGTGGCAATTGCTTTTTCTTTCATTGGGTTTTGTTGGTTTGGTTTTTATGTGTGTTACATGGCGCCAGCATTATCTGTTGCGACTTCTTGTTTGATTTTCTCGACCTCGTCTTCTGGGTTCTTTACGAATGGATTCATGCGCACCGCAGACTCTGTTGAGAGCATCTGCTTTCCGCCAATCGCGACGCTGAGGTTCTCGATTACTTCATCCATGAATTCCGGCAGGATGCTTCTGAATGTGACCTTAAAGTTTGGCGCTTTTTTATATCCTAAAAGGTTGGCGATGAGGTTCAATCTTCGGCTTATTCCCGGGCCATATATTTCCTCAGCGTTTTTCGCTTTTATTATGGCATCCAAAAATAAAAACCGGAGGGCTTTTCCGCTGATGTTCCCGATTCCTTTTACGTTGTCGAATGAAATATCAGGTGTAAATGTCATTTTGAAAATGGCGTCATAATTTCGATCCATGTCGATTTTCACGCTTTCTGGCAAATCTGGGAAGGTCATATAATCGACGTCACCGTAACTTGCGCGATCTCCGGTGATGTCTGGCTTGACTTGATAAAGTCGGACGTCGGTTTCTTTGTCTGGCATCCGGCCAATGGTCCCTTTTGTCTTTATCGCTGGAGCTCCAAGGTAATCTGTTGTATCGCTGTGACGGCTGGCTCTCATCTCGTATTTGTTTATATTAGTTTTCACGCGCTCCCACTCGCATTTGCCCTGATCATAATATACGATCGGGATTTTGCCGAGCTTGTTTATTGCAGTGCCATCCTCAGATTCGATTCCATCAATTATTGTTGTGATTTTGCTTTTGCTGTATAGCTTTTGAATTTTGCGCTTGCTTCCATCCTCATCCAAATCCTGATATTCGATTAGGATGTATTTCAAATCACCGATGCCATCAAACCATGGGTAAATATCAAAACCGGTTTTCTTGCACAAAAGTTGGATTCTTATTTTATCGGGATCGCTTGGATCTACGATTAAAAGTTCGCCGGCTCGGCCTTCGATCTTTATTCTCCTTGCGAGCTCTTTGTTGTGGTAATCCATCCGTGCCTTACTCCATGCCTCAAGCACTTTTGTTGTGATGGGTCTTGGGTCATCTTCATCGCTGTCAATTCCGACCGATTCTCCAAACAAAAACGCGACCGCTGTTTCCACAATTTTGACTTCAAAACCAAACGGGATTTTTGCTGTCTCGATTGGCTTTGTTCCTGATTTTCTTGACTTCTCGACTCCGTCTTCAATCACGCGTTCGTAAGTCGTAATTATTTTGTCCGGCCGTCTTAATATCTCATGTTGACCCTCGTCATAAAACTCGACGTCTTTGCTGACTGTCGTGTTGTAAGGGTGTGCTGATTTGATCGTATTTATAAGTGTTTGAAATTCTGTCATCGCCGTTTGTTTTTTTGTTTTTCAAATATAGTAATTATTTTATTACATAACGAAATCGGCCGGGTCGAGGTCCTCGCTAATGTCCTCAACAAGACCGAGCTTAAGGATGAAGTGATTGATCCCGTAACTTAGGAGGTCGACCGCCTCGTCATGTGGCCATTTCGGAAATTGTGTAATTTGGGAGACCGCTTCGTCGGTGTTACTGCATTGATTTGATATGTAAAACCGGCCGCTCTCGACCACAGGGCCCACCGTCGTTAATCGTTCGCCTTTACTCATTTTTATTAACCCGTCCTTTATGACTGAAACGCTGAGGTTGCTTTCTTTTTTCAGGTATTGCTCCAAACTGTAACCACTTGCTTTGGGTTCGATCTTTATCTTATCGGATGCCCTGACTCCATTTATTTTAGCGTATGAAATCACGAACGCGACAAGCTCTGGGAGTTCCTGTTTTTTGTTTATGAAATTTAGCAGGTATATATTATTTTTAAAAAAGTACAAGTCAAACAGTCCGGTTGGATCGTTCTCGGTTTTTTTTGTGTAAGCGCTATCAATAAAAATTGCGCGTGTGCCGCCGCTCGGGATCATCGTTTCATCGATGTATTTTATCCATTCTTTTTTTATTATGTTACCGGCCGGATCCACAGGTTGTTGTCCGTATTGGCCGGCAAAACCGACCGATCCTAAAACGTAACGCTGATCATTCAAAACATCGCGGCTTAATCTTACCGGATCAAGCATCCCGTCTTTATAATATTTTTTGTATTTCTCCGGCTTGATTGGGAATTCGTCAATGGCCGGGAGACAAATGTGATAAATGTCATCTTGTTTTAGTGTCGCTAATTTGTGGCCGGTGCAGTCCTCTCCATGGAGTCGCTGCTGAAGGGTTACTGTAACGCATTTGTCTTTGCTTGATTTTCGCTGCGATAATACTTGATCGAGGTAATGGTGGTTTTTTTCTCGATATGCTTCTGAGTTGATTTGGATATTGTCGTCACCGTCATCTATTATATGAAGGTGAGCGTGTTCTCCAATAATCGACTTTTGTGTTGAGGTTGCTATAAAAAAACCGCCATGGTTGTTAGTCCAGTAATCCTCTTTGTTCTTCTGCAGTATTATCGGCGCGCCGTGCATTTTCTCGATTATCTGCTGAAAAAATATAAATTCTTCATGCGTAAGGATTCCTTTTGCTTTGTTGCTGTTTTTTACTGCAAGGGGCCGGGAGTTTGAAACCGTAATAATTCCAATCCATGGGGCCTGTATTTTTAGCCATATCGACCACGCCTGAACGATTAATGTGCTTTTTGTTGATCCCGGTGGGACGTTAATAATTATTTCTTTGTATGGTGGTACAAGTTTATTTATTATAAAATAGCTGATGTATTGTAATTCATCGGCAATCGCTTTGATATGCCAATTGGGGATAAACTCGGCCTCGCTTATTAAATGCCAGCACCAAACAAAAAACCGGTAAAAGTCAAAACTCAAGGTCAGGAACCGCTCGAGGATCTCTTTTTTGTTTTGTTGTATTAAGTCGTTTTCCGGCATTTCCTTTAGTCTTCTGTTTCTATTCTAAGGCCATTTTTTTCTTTTCCGGGCTGAACATCGACCTCTGGCACCGAGGTGCTGACTGATTTTTTTACGTGGTCCATTACTTTATTAAACATTTCAGGGTCATCAGTGATGCTGCTGCCTAAAATTATGGGCTGGACTGCTTTTCCTTCGGTCCGGTCCATTAGGATCTGCAGTGCCTTCATGTCATCCATTTTGAACGCCTTGTTTATAAGCTTGATTGCGATTGCTTCTTTTTTTGGTATTTCAACAACCACTTCAACCCATTCTGTTGTTTTTTCGCCGTTTTCGCCGAGTCTATATCCGGCGACTTTTAGTTCTCCATTTTGATTTAAGGCTTCTTTTAATACAGCGCTAATGCTTTTCGTATTTCCGCGACCTTTGGGATTTCGGACCTCGCCTTTTTTTACCGGCCGCAGGTTTGACTGTGAGTTTGGGTGTTTGCCGCGTCCATCGGTTGTCATTTTGCCTCCTTTTTTTATTTACAAAAATAGCGTTTTTATAAGTATGAAACCGGAGGGGCTTTGGCGCTGCACACTCCGGGCAATTTCTTTATTTTTTCTTTTTTCTTTTAAATATTTTTTTTGTGCTGAAACCTTTGTCTTTTATTTGTATCACCTTCTTTATTTATGTCATATTATGTTATGTTTTTAGCATTTCTTTAAACCTTTTGCATCCTGTGTTAATCTGCTGTCATATTTTGCACCCTGTTTCTGGTTTTTATCATTTTTTGTCATCCTTTGCACCCGGTTCTTGGTTTTTGTCATTGTTTGTCACCTTTTGCACCTCGGCTGGTTTTTTTGTCATCCTTGTCACCTTTATTCTGATTTTCGTCATCTTTGGTCACCCGGTGCACCTTTATTCTGTTTTTTGTCATCCTTTGTCATCTTTTGCACCCGGTCCTGTGTTTTTGTCACCTGATTAATACTATTCCGGGATTTTGTCATTTTTTATTGTTTTGGCCACCGTTGTCTTGATTTATGTCATATTGCGCACCCTGTTTTTTTTCTGGCTGTTTTTCTTTCATTATTTGATGAAAAACCAAAGATGACCCTCGTTGCGTGTTTGAAATCTGCATTTTTCCCCTTATGCTTCGACATCTTCTATGTTTTTTCACCCGGGCTGTTTTATTTGTGCATCCGGTGCACCCTGATTTTGGGTTGTGTCACTTTTGGTCACTTTTTGCACCCTGATTTCGGTTTTTATCATTTTTACTCACCTTTTGCACCTTGTTTCGGGTTTTTATCACCTTTTGTCACCTTTTGCACCCGGGCTCGAGTTTTACTCATCTTTTGCACCCTGTTTCTGGTTTTTGTCATTGTTTGTCACCTTTTGCACCCGGGCTCGAGTTTTGGTCACCTTTTGCACCCGTTTCTGGGATCTGTTCACTTTTACTCACCTTTTGCACCCGGGCTTGGATTTTCGTCATTGTTTGTAACCTTTTGCACCCGGGCTCGGTTTTTTGACATTGTTTGAACCCTTTTGCACCGGGAGACTAAGTTTTACGTGATCTGTAATGTATTGCGCGACCGCTGTTTCTATGGAGTGCCCATCTAAATAGTATTTTTTTAAAATGTCGGATTTTATTGGTCTAAGGAGACCCTGCTCCCGGAGCTGTTCTTCTATCAAAACGGACCATCGGTTGTATCTTATTTCAAAGCTCATCTTCGGTTGAATTTATCAGTGTCAAACTCGCGAGGTTCAAACTCGCAATCAAATTCTATATTGTTGTCGCTCCTGAAGTCGTGGCATGTTGGCGTATTTTTACCGGGCATGAAAATATTGTAAACCGTGGAGAGGTGATTTGCGACGTGCCTGTTTTCTTTTTCTCTGGCTTCTGGCTCTGTTGTGGCTGTGTCCATTATTTCTAAAACCGGAAAAAGGCCGCGCTCGTTTAATTTTTGGATCCAGAGCTTCTTGTATGATTTTGATCCGGCATCTTTAAGGTGTTGTTTGTATCGCGCTTTTACGTTGCTGGATTTTCCTATGTAACGGATTTTCCCCTGTAATGGGCAGCGTAATGCGTAAATGACCCACCTTGGGTTTTCTTTTTTCCTTACCATTTCCATTTTATTATTCGCTGATATTCGTGATTTTGTTTTGCGTTTTTCTTTGGTGTCTTCAGCTGGACAGCCTCTCCAAACAATCGGCGGAGCTCCAGTGTGTCTTGCTTTTCACTTTCCATTGTCCTCTTTAATGACTGGCCGCCTTTACCTCTGAATGTGTCTTTAGGCCTGAAACAAAAACGGGTGTCAATTAAATTATATCTGTTTTTGTATTTGTTTAGCAGAGTTATGTAATGCGAATCTGCAGCTGTAAGGTGTTCATTAAACCGTAATGCTCCAGTCTTTAAAATTCCGTAAGCGCCGCCGCCGCTGATCCCTTTCAGCATTATTGGCTTATATGGATTGTAATGATTTGGGTTTGGGTCCTCTGAAAAACCAAACAATGAGGCATTTATTTTGATCGCGAAATCGTACAACCACAGGATCTGGTTCTCTGTTTCGGTCGGTGTCATTTTTTGGTTGTCCTTTTTATATACTCGTTCAAAGCTGACCATGTCGTCATCTATCATAAAAACGTCACCGAATTTTGAAAGGATCCAGTTTCTTTTTTCTGCCAAACTTTTAAGCGGTGGATGGCCTACGATCTCGAAATTGTTTGAGTCCGCATATAA